TTGTGGACGAGGCAGGTTTCCGAGTCCTTGACCCTTGGTATATCAACTCGACACCTAACGGAGTCTTTGCGTTTGACCTATCGCGTGTACCACAGCCGGCGTGGGAAGAGCGATGGATGCCTACTACCACAGAGTTTGCTAACACATCTAAGAAGATCAAACTCGTCGGCTTCCTCAATCTGAACTATGCGCTACCCCTATAAGTGTAATCAGTGCGGCATCGAGTTTGATGTCGAGCGCTCCATCCACGCTGAAGCGTCCTCTCCCTCCTGCCCAGAGTGCAAGGTAGAGATGTGGCGCGTATACACCACGCCCTCTATTCAGTTCCGAGGTTCTGGCTTCTATTCCACAGACAAGTAAGCCCCCGTCTTTCGACGAGGGCCTTCTTGCTAGGAGGGGCTGGAACGGAAGGGGCTACCAGCGTTCGCTAACACTATCACATATACCCCTGATGAGCCATTCAACGACAGGCACAGCGACGGCGTTTCCTAGCTGCTTATATCTATTGGTGTCGCTTTGGCTAATGGTCCAGCCATCAGGGAAACCTTGCAATCTTTCGCACTCTAGAGGCGTAAGTTTCCTCACCTCAGTTTTAGCCACCATTGGCGTATTCAATCCTCCTGTTCCCATATAAGCGGTCAATGTGCTGATGGTCCTTCCCTGCAGGCGTACCCCATCTGATCGATGGGGGTGGAATATGAAGAGGGTCTGGTCGTTGGCTGTCGCTATGGTCAGACTCTTATCCTCACTGAGCAATGGTCCCTTCCCTCCTCCTGGCTTGCCTTCTCGTTGTCTCATTACTATCACCTTCATTCTTTGCTCACCACGATATTGTCTTCGGGTCTCTTGTGGGTGGTGGCAGTGAGGGTTGTTACTCTTGGACTATACTTTGCGAAACCTGTTTGACCAAAGCACTCCTGAGTGCTTCCGGCAGTACCTTCCCTCTGCGGTCTGCCCTCCGAAGGATTCCTTCGCAGGCCTTCGCGCTCAAATAGTACTTCGTTGATACGCCCTCCACCTCCAGAACGGCTGCCAACGATGAAGACTCTGCGCCTGCGCTGGGGTACTCCAAAGTACTGAGCATCAAGGACGCGCCATCCGACACTATACCCGAGGTCGGCCATTTCCCTGAGAACGATTCCAAAGTCCTTCCCTCCGTTAGAGGATAGAAGACCAGGGACGTTTTCGAGGACGAACCATTCTGTTTGCGTTTCTTCCACAAGTCTTCTAATCTCCCAGAATAATCCGCTTCTCTCGCCAGCGAGACCAGCGCGTTTTCCAGCCACTGATAGGTCTTGGCAGGGAAATCCTCCAGTGATAATCCCTCTGCTTGGGTCAAATCCTGCATTGATGAAATCCTTTCCGGTAACTTCCTTCACGTCTGTAAACTGTTTGGCAAATGGGAAGTGCTGTGCCAGCACCTCGTTGCACTTCTTGTCTATCTCAACAGTGGCTACGACTTTGACTCCGTTGCGTTCCATAGCCAAGTCAAAGCCGCCGATACCAGCGAAGAGTGATACTCCTGTTAGCACGTCTCCTCCTTAGTAGTGGAACCTGCGAAGCCAGAACGACCACGCTTCACAAGGACTTCCGTAGCGGTGATCAATGTATCGGAGACCTCTAAGTATCTGGACACGAGGTCGTCGACTATCTTCACCAAGTCGTTGAGCGATTCCGTATGCAGATGAGGTTGGGTTGTCGGCGTGGTGGTCAAACCTGCTTTCACTGGTCCAAAGATAGTTGAGGCACTTCCATTCTCGCCCTCTCCATCCCCACCCTGCACTAGCGTAAGTCTTGGCGATACGTCGGTTCTCACGCTTCTCCTTCCACGTTGCCTTCTGAGTGCGCTCCGATAGCAACACCTCCGCTGGAGGTAGCGGCACGTGGCTCGTCTCCCTCTGTATTAGAAACGCGATAGGCAGGGCTATCAGCAATACTATGCCACTTCTTACCTTCCAACTCATCCTTCTTCCTCTCCTCCTCTAGCAGTGCTAGGTATTGGTCGGGATATAGATGGGTAAGTTTGGTCTTAGCCCTATCCCTTGCCCTTCGATAGTTGCGGTAGTACACCGCGCTTCGTAGTGCGCTTTCTATGCGTTCATTAGCCACTAATCAACTCCCTTATCTCTTGGATTTGCCTTGCCTGCGCCCTCAATACGAGGCTCGTTATGTTGATAGGTTCCACCGCTTGGTAGATGTCCTCACCCTCTCCCTTCCACACGGAGACATAGATTCGGGCGGTATTCTGCCTGCTGAAGAAGTCAAGGGCTTCCTCTTCTGACTCTGTACCTATCAAAGCCTCTCCTCGAAGGTTTCTAACTGTGTAGAAGTTCGTTCCACTCATCCTCTGCCACCTCCTCCTGTATGAATGTGCCGCCGAGGTCGGTCATTATGTAGGTGAGTACCTTCTTCATCTTGATTTGCCTGCCTATGTTTGGACCAGCGAGGCGTACCGCCTCCCTCTCCACTCTTTCCGTCTCTTCCTTAGTCATCCTCTCCCTCTCCCTCTAGTCCGTAGGGTGCGGAACTTCCGCCCACTAGGTCATCATCACAGAGCGCAAAGTGCTTGACCATTAGGTCAGTATCAATACGCATATCGCACACATTACAGAGAGCCACGCTCGCCCTCCCTCTCACTCGTTACCTGGCACTCGCAGACTACTACTTGGTAGTCATCCTCCCCTAAGAGCGTGAGGACATAGTAGCCCTTGCCATAACACGCAGAACACCGGCTCATATCTTCCGCACCTCCACCTCTAGCAACTCTCTCCACTCCTCGCGGTTACGAGTGGTAGCCAACTCATCCAGGAAGTATTCGATCGCTCCCTCCTTAGCGTGGTCAGCGTCCACCCCCTCCCACTTGACGAAATAGACCAACTCGAAACGGATATCGTATTCGTTCATCACTCTAAGTCCTTTCCGTCGTGGATACATTGACGGCACATATACCAACCGCCATCCTCCTTGATGAATGTAGCGGTGTCTCCGCATATAAAACACTCGTTCATCACTCGCCCTCCCTTATCGTTATGTTGTCCTCATCGTGGATTTCTCCGCACTCGTCGCACTCCTCGCCCTCTCCCACCCTCGTAATAACCGCGTCTCCGTATTCATCGCCCACCTTCAGGCTCTCCCACTCTTGGCGGGTCAGCCAATAGTAGATACCTTCATCATCCGGTAAGTCAGCGAGGTCTCCCTCATAATCGTCAGGAATGAGACCGAATACCGCGACTCGCTCCTCATCCTCTCCGTTCACCCTAATTAGCACCTCTTGCGTTTCGATTTCCATCACTTGCCCCCTCCCTCTTGTCCGTAGCATTGAGTGAAACTTCCCCAACAGTAGCCCTTTCCGGTGTAGTGGATATGCGTGGCGGTGTAATAGATCAGTGCAAGCCATAGCAGGGCGGCAACCGCTACCGCCCTCTTTCCCCTCTTAGTTAGTTTCATTCGCTACCTCCGTACATTGATGGAAATCGTTTATGAATTCGGATGCCGTAATCATTCTCCTACATTTCGGGCATATGCCTAGACTATGTTCCCACTTCATAACTAGCCCCCTCCTAAGAGGCTAAGAGGTCTAAGGGTTAGACACTCCCCACCCCCCACCGCGTGAGCGATGAGGGGCAGGCAGGGGCTAACCTACAAGACTCTCTCTTACTTGGTCTAAGTAGTGGTCTGCCACCTCTCGCCATTCCACTCGATAGAGTGAGCCGATATCGGTGAGCATTATGTAGGCGTTACGATTGAGAGAGACATTATCGAAATCTAAGACCTCTCCCTCAATCCAATCTTTCATCCTCTCCCCTAAGTGGTAAGAGTTGATTTCCTCGCCCTCGTCGTGTCCGTCTATCTCTTGCTTGGCGAGGTCTAACATCTCGTCACATAGCCCTTGGTCATTGTCTAGGTGTAACGCCATCGCCCAAGTCTCGCGGTTAGTCCATCCGTTATATTTCTCGCACATTTCTAGCCCCTCTTTCCTTGTTGTTGGTAGTGGAAAGCCTACGCCCTCCCCACCGCAGAGGGTACGCTACCCCTCTGCGATAGGCAAGCCCTACGCCTTGACTCTGTGAATTCGATACTGTCCACCACTCCACGCCGTCATCGTCACGGCGTAGTCTTCCGCCTCTTGCTTAGTGCGGAAAGCGTGAGGCATTACGCCGCGCCCTCTAATTTCTACCTTGTAGACCATTTCTCCCCTCCTCCCTTAGCGTAAGCATAGCACTATAGAGACACCTTACCGCCCTACTGTGAAAGGCGAGAGCCGTTTCTTCTCCCTCTTTCCCGTCTAACTCCTCCACCTGCTCAGAGTGCCAGGCAAACAGATCTGTGAGGGCGGTCATATCCTCCTCATTCATAGAGTCTCACTCCTCCTCGTCTACTAGGTCTAGGTCATATTCCTCGCAGACCTGCCTAATCGTGGTCTCCCACGCGGCGGAAAGGGATTCGACGAGAGCCTCCCTTGCCTCCTCGCTCCATCCCTCTACCTGCGCCTCTGTGACTATGAAAGTGAATAGTGTTCCGCTCATTACTTGCCCCCTCTTGCTAGGTAATCTTCTAGTTGCTTGTCGCACTTATCGCGGAAACAGGTATCGCATAGGCGATAGTCCACGCCCTCACTATGATAGCCCTTGCCTTGTCCGCACTTATCGCAAACGCGGATATAACTAGGCGTTTTATATTTCTTCATTTCTAGCCCCTTTCTCTTTCTATCCCTAGCGGATAGACCACCGCCCACCGCGCAAGCGGTGAGCGATAGACCACGCGCTAAGACTTCTGGCAGATATCGCAGACCTTAGAAGTGTCGGGGAAGTGGAGAGTGGTCAGAAGATTCAGACACTTCACGCACATCTCGTAATCTAGTTTCATTAGTTAGCCCCCTCACAGAGATTCACTTGATGGAAACCGGCGTAATCTGCCTCGTTAGCGCGGTATTGGAGACCACACGCGCCACAGCAATATGTGAAGAATTCCCTCTCTATCTCATCGGCTAATTCTTCTGGAGTAGTGCCATAAGTGACGAAAGAAAGAGATTGTGAAATAGGGCGGTCATCACCATCCTTGCCATAACAGAGGTCTCCATATTCTGCGAGACCGGTAGAGAAGTCAGATGTGCCGATTACACATTCATAGAATCCGCGCCTATCAATGCGCCCCG